TCAAGTTGATCCATTTCGATATTCTCCCAGTACTATATAACTAGTTCAAGATATAAAAAGGGACACACTATACCGTTTACCTACTTTGGACGAGCAGGGGAATTTGCCGATAGTGGCGTACCACTTTTCGAGGCTTTCATTGCGCCTTCTCGTGCCTCTGCCTCATCTTTTAGTTGTTGAGAAAGTCGGTCGACGAACCAAGTTCTCAAGCCAATTGGCAAGCTGTATGCCTCTGTGAAGCTCCAGCTGCCATAATATTTCATAAAAAAGAATATCTCATAGACATTCGCCATGTAATCAGGACTTAGGCCAAAAAAACTCCGTTGTGAACGGAACCTCCAGTTCTGCTACATGATCGCAGGATTCGCACATAAATTCTTGTGCGGAGTCGATATCTGGTGTTATTGTCTTATATACGGTCCTCAGATACCTTGAATCAAAAGCTGGCATTGTTTGAACAAATTGATTTATTGTTCTTTGGCTTGTGTTGCCGTTTACTGCAACGATAAACATTTTCATCTGCTCAGTCAATAGGTTTTCGGACAGTTTTTCTCTTTTTCTTTTTTCTGTTGCTTTGAGAAGATCTCTTTCGTCTTTTCCTGTTAACATTCTAATTTCAGTCTTTACGCCAGATCTTGGCAACTCAAGTTCAAAGTTATTGTTTGGTAGTTTGACGACAGAATTCAGTTGTTCGTGTGAGTCTAAAGGGCGGCAGTTTATATCTAATAAATTAAATTCGTGCTTCTGTTGAGCTCCACAAGCAGGGCAAGAAACATTTGCAACATAATCTTCTCCATATGCTGAAGCTCTCGCTGACATCATAATGGCATTTCTGTCTCCAGAAAGTAAAGAATCTGTATTAATAGATTTATTAACAATTATACTTTGAATCATCCTTTCTAAAGCCAAGCCTTTTTTAAGTAAAGTCTTGGAAGTCAGAATATCTTCTTCTTTCGCAGTCATGTGTTTAATTTCTATCGTTTCTGATCCGCATAGCGGATGTCCCTCTGGGTAGAAGATCCCCTTCGAAGGGAGTTCAACTACTTCCGTTGGAACAACGAAAGAAAGTCCGCTGTTTCCAGCCGACTGTGGTGGGGTTTCAGTACCTGCATCTGTTGGCGAGCCTAGTGGTTGTTCCTCTAAGCCGCTACCAAATCGATCTTGGTTATTTCTTGATGACAATATACACCTCGCATGTTAAAATTATTGTCTTTTTTGTTAATTGTTAGTTGCCAGGATAAGGATCCGTTGAGCCGTCTGTGCTCCAGAATCTTGTTTGTCCTGCCAAATCTGTACCGTCCGCTCCGTCAGTGAGAACTTCTAGTGTTGCCCAGTCATAAGTGAACTCCATATCAATTTCTGACATTTCTTCTGCACTGTAATCAAGTGAGCCCGGAGTAACCTTTGTTAAGAATGCGTTCCAAAGAGTCCACTTCTCAATTTCATTTCCTTCCCAGTCAATCTGAGAAATTACAACATCGCCTAAAGCGCCAACTGCCAAGGACTTAGCAGTAGTAGTAAGATCTCCAGGATTAGTAGGAGGATGGTATCCAGCTGCTGTAGTGATTGCTGCCAGAGTTGAGATAGCATCTGGAGAGACTGGATCTACAACCTTACATGAGATTGGACTCCACTCTGTTCTACCTGGAAAGTTGAATTTGTGGTTTAAGTACATATGCTCAATAGCGTTTGTTGTCCAGTTTGGCTTGTCGACTGATTTTGCAAACCATAAGTGAGATTGATTAAAGCTAGTCAGTCGAATGATAAATCTAAAGCTACGCTTCGGATCTCTTACTCCTGATGCTAATTTTTCGGTCCAAAATGCCATTATTAAATTCTCCTTGTTATGCTATAACTAGTATTCATATTTTTTTTAATCGTCAAAAGATGCGCCAGTAGGGGCAATTACGAAATCAACTGCAATGTACTCGATTGCTCTAGCTGGCTTCAATAGAATCTTAGCGTATAACACGTTTTGATCAATTAGGTCTGGTGTTGTAGTTGACTCATCGAGAATCAAACGATACTCTGTAAGTCCGAACCTAGTCTTGACGCTTGACAGTAAGGGCTCAACGAGTGCTCTAAATCTATCCCAAGTTGCTTGAACATTCTGATCGAACAGAACTTGTGCAGCTTTGCGGGAAACTTCTTTCTTCAAGAAGATCATCAAGCGACGAACGTTGATTCTATCGAGCGCAGATCTATCTGCTTGAAGCGTCTTTTGTCCAAAGATTACAATACCTTCCGCTGGGAAGCTTGCAATTGGGTTTACGTTAAATGTGTACAAGTCGTCACGTTCTTTTGAACTTAGTCTTTCGCGCACATTGAGTACAGGAATTCCACCTGCGCCGTCTGTTAAGCCGCCACGGTTAAACCCAGCAGGAGCGAACCAGAGCTCTGATTTGCGTTCTGAGTTAGCCAACGTGCCAAGAGCAACGATTGAAGGTGGAGCCCAAAGGACATCGCCGTCAATACTATCTCTGATTTGCACCCATGGGTAGTAAGCACAACCGTAAGAAGTGTTAAGTCGGCGAGACTTAAGAGAGCTAATTACGCTTGATACACTTCCTCGTCTATTGGCAACACTATCAGTGTTCTCAGTAAATGGAACATATCCATTAGCTAGATCGACAATCGCGAGAGCATCACCTCTTTCTTCACAAATCTTCATAGCGTGATCTGTCAAGCCAGTGTTTGTGACGCCAGGTACCGTGAGAAGGTTCATCTCCACATACTCTGGATCGGCGACTGTATCGAGCGCTCTTTTAACACTATGGTAAGCATAGTTAGAAAGCTCTGTACCGTCGTCAAGTTTTGTATTGCGGAAAGGCTCTTTCTCTGTGATATCAAGTCCGTCGAATCCGCCTGCAAAAACGGTTGTAAACTTGTCGTATCCCTTGTCAAGTAGAGCGCCGAAGCTTGAAGAAACTGCTGAAAGCGAAGTTCCTGCTACGCGTGAACCAGAGTGGAAGTAACCAATACCAGTTGAAGTATCAATTTTAACATCATCTAGAGAGAACTGGAATGATAGCTCTGTACTGGTGCTGTTAGCATCCCAAGAATTAGCAGAGATATCAGCTGGTAGGGCTCGCAACATATCAGGTACAGACTCATCATAAACGGTAGAGGCTGCTCCTCGTGTCGTTTGTACGCCAAAGTATGCGTTGGTTGGATCTGACATTCCGCCGTCTGAAGCAGAGTTTCTGAGCAGCATGCGTGGGAACTGAACTGAGCCAGTAAACATGCTGTCGATGATCTCCGCTCTAGGATCGGACACTGCAAAGGATGCGGTACCAAATTTCGCTGATGGATGGTATGCTCCGTTGATACTACCAGAACCTACTATCATAGCATGTCCAAATTTTGTGTAACCGGTTGTTCCGTATCCAGTAGTATCACCGAACTCGTGTACGTCGCCAACAGCGCCAGACATCAAGTTGAAGCTGACTGGGCGAGGATGTCCTAGGACACCTGCTGGGACATATTCTGAATCGGTAGTACCCTCGTCGACATCTTGATTCATCTCTACATAGATATACTTAGATTGATTTGGGTGGTTGCCAAAGTGTCGGAACCTTCTCTCTGAATCACTCCATGTTGCGTATGCATCACCAATTCTACGAGCGATGTAGTTTGGAGAGTTAGGGTTCAGATTAAGATTTGAATATCTTTCGACAACTTGTACATTATTATCAGTGTCTTTTAGGTTTCTAAGGACAACTGAGAACGTTCCATAAGGATCAACATCGGGATTTGGGGAAAGTCGAACATCTTCAATAGAAATCTTGAAGCTGTTTTGTACGTGCTCGCCGCCTTCAAGGCTGACGAAGCGGAAAAGGTTCTGCATGCTCTTTGGCTTAAAGTTCGCAGTATCGGTTGATGTGTCTTGTGCGACAAAAAATCCAGTTTTAGAGTTCTGGAAGCCCATTTGCATATTGTGGTATCCATGAGAACCTGAAGCTACGCCAGCGATCATTGCATAGTAAGAGCCAGAAGATTGTGCCGCGCCGTATACACGGTCGAGGTTCTGATCGAATGTTTGCCCCAGCCAGTACGGAGTTGTAGTCTCAGTATGAGTTGAGTTAACCGCTTGTGGGTTTGTGTTAAATACTTTTCGAATATAGATATCTGATTCTCTGTCGAAGTTAAATGTGGTTTCTTTTATTGTTGTGCTTCCAGATGTAATCTTAGCGCGGAAAGTTAAGTTTGCGCCCAAGTCATTTATCATAAGTGCGGTACCGCTAGCGAGAGTATTGCCACCCCTCATTGTACCAGATAGAACAATTTT